CCCCTCAAAGGGGTGCGTATAATATGAAGAAATTAACTAGAAGTAAATTAATCAAAAAACTAGATAGTGTATTTAGCAAATACATCAGAAGAAAAGATGCTATTGATGAGGTAGCAAAATGTGTTACCTGTGGTGTAGAAAGGCATTGGAAAGAACTTCAATGTGGACACTTCCAAAGCAGAACACATTACACAACTAGATGGGATGAGTTAAATGTAGGTGTTCAATGCATCAGTTGCAACATCTTTAAAAATGGGCAACAATACCTTTTCAGCAGATACCTAGATAAAACCTTTGGAGAAGGCACATCAAACGAATTGTTTCTAAAATCTCAAACATTAGGAAAATTTACCACAAATGAAATTGAAGAGATGATTAAAAAATATAAAAATTTGCTAGATCAGTTAGATTAGTTATCTTTGAAAGGTAAATAAACTGTGGTGGTATATTTTATAGGTAGAGCAAGATCGAAAGATTCCCTGCCTAGTATCTGTTCGGAAGGGGAAAATTAATTTTTTCCTCTTTTTTTTTGTAAATAGTTTGTTATTAAATAAAAGTTTTATATCTTTACAATATTATTAATCAAACAAAAACAAAATGAGAAATTATTCAAATTTAATAAACAATTTTGAGCAATATGTTTGGAATTTTTATAATAAAAAAAATGGAGTTTGCCCTATTGCAACAGATAAAATTATACAATTATCAGTTAATAGATATTTAGAAAAAACTCCTTTAAGGGAAATAGATTTTGATTCTATTGACAGAAAAAGAGTAGGAGTAATAATTGAAAAATTTAATTATTTAAGAAAGGAACTTAAAGTTAAACTATAAAAGAGTAAAGATTTTTTATTTAAAAATATAAATGGTGGCGGTTCAATACCGTTAAAACTTGAAGCGAAAGCATAGGATTACCAATAGAGATATTTTTGTTACTCGGTAACAATTAAGGTAATTGATAGGTTTGAATCCTATCTGAAAAGGCACTGACAAGTGCTGATAGTTGTAATGCGAGGAAGCCATTTATATATTTAAAATTAAACAGGGGGGTAAAACCCCCTTTAATATATGGAGCAAAAAACACTTACACCATTGAACGTTCTTTATGACAAACCAACAGAGGCAGGAAGAGATAGATTTTCCTTTGCGTTTTCATCAGATATAAAAGATTGGATTTGTTCAAGGAGAAGAAAATATGATAAAAAAGCATACATGATTAAAGCAGCAAAAAAGCGTTCAATTTAATTTTAAAATAAAATGTTTATATTTGTTCAAAAAAACGATGGAACAAATCGTAAACATAGAAGATTTAAGGTATCAGCACAAGGTGCAGATTCAAGAGTTTCAACTGATTATTTACAAGTTGGAGAATAAGATTGAGATGCTACAAGCATTACTTCAATCTAGGGAAAATCCCGAACAGGTTAAATTTTAAATTAAAATTATGGATATATCACTAAACCACAAACTAGCACAAATTCAAACAGAACTAAAAGTTCACAAATCACAATTCAATAAGTATGGAAATTACTATTATAGAAGTGCAGAAGATTTTACAGAGGCTTTAAAACCTTTTTTATTACCTCATGATGTTACTGTTACTTTAAAAGAAAAGTATCTAGGAGATCATGTAATAAAATCAACGGCTATCATAAGTGATGGAGTGCAAAGAATTAAGGCTACTGCCATAGTACAGGTTGACATGGATTCAAAAGTAAATATGTCAGTTCCTCAAAGATTTGGTACTGCTAGTAGTTACGGTAAAAAATACGCATTAGGTAATCTTTTCTTAGTTGATGACACACAAGATGATGATGCAACAAATAAAAACAAAAAGACATTGATTAAAGGCACACTTTTATATAAGGATGTAGTAATAGCCTTAAAAAATGGTACAAGAACTTTAGATAAGATAAAAGAAAGTCTTATAATATCTGAAGAATTAGAAGTAGAATTAAATAAATTATAAATATGGGATCACTAGGAAGTTTAAACATAAGAGTAGACAAATTACCAAAGGAAAAATTTGTCAAAGGAAAAGATGGAGCAGTTTATTGCGACATAACATTTTCCATAAATGATGATACTAGATATGGTAATAATGTGTCAGCAATGGTAAAGCAAACAAAGGAAGAGCGAGATGCCAAGAAAGCAAAAGAGTACATTGGCAATGGCAAAATCTTTTGGACAGATGGAACTATTAAGTTAGCAGAGAGAGAAGAGAAAACCGAAGGTAGCGATTTACCATTTTAATTGATGGGGGATTAAGTTCCCCCTTTTTTTATAAATTACACACCACATGACAAACGAACAGTTGCAACTTATTGATAAGTTGTGTAAAATAGATACCACAGAAAAAGTAGAATATCCTCCATTAGCATTATCTTTTGGTGATAAGGTTATTCAAAGTAAAAAAGGTAATATAGTTGTTGAAATACCTCTTGGAACTTTAGGAAATTTCTCCTTTATTCAAGCACCTCCCAAAAGCAAAAAATCATTCTTTGTAAGTTTACTTGTTTCAGCGTATTTAAGGAGTAACAACTTTGTGGGCAAAATTAAAACCCATAGAAGGGATGAAAAGGTTTTACACTTTGACACAGAGCAAGGAAAATATCATGCGTCCCTAGGATTTAGGAGAGTTACAGAGATGTGTGGTGTTACTGATGGTTACCATCCTTACTTCCTTAGAACACTAGGGTATGATCAAAGGATTGAGTTTATAGAGCATTGCTTAAAGAATCACAGAAATACAGGTTTAGTTGTTATCGATGGAATTGCTGATCTTGTCGCTGATGTAAACGATATAGAACAAAGTAATAATTGCGTTCAGAAATTAATGAAGTGGAGTAGTGACTACAATTGCCACATAATAACTGTGATTCATAGCAACTTTGGGACTGACAAACCAACTGGGCATTTGGGTTCTTTCTTGGAAAAAAAGACAGAAACACAAATATCACTTGAGAAGAATACAGTACACGAAGATCAAGTAACTGTCAGTTGTAAAAGGAGCAGAGGATTCCCTTTTGAAACATTCTCGTTTAAAATCAATAACTTTGGCTATCCCGAATTATTAGATAGCATTTATGATCCCCTCAAAAACACTTGAAAAAATATTTGAAAAGAACAATCAATGGATTGAAATTGTCCAGTCATTTGGTTGCAATCGTGACACATCACAAGACATTGTTCAAGAGATGTACATTAAGGTTCAGAAGCGTTTAGAGAAAGGCACAGACATCCAATATAGTGAGGATGACATAAACTATTACTATATTTTTAAAGTGCTTAGATCGCTTTTCTTGGACTTAAAAAGAAAGGAATCAAAAGTAGAAATTGTAGAGTTGAATGTTGTGAAAAATTGTGATGAAGATATTGATTATGAAAGTGCTTATGGATTAGTAGTAGATGAGATTAATGAATTGTTTTGGTACGATCGGAAAATATTTGAAATTGTTGATGGGGGAATTAGCATCTCAGAGTTAAGCCGACAAACAAACATCAGTTACTATTCACTTTACAACACATACAAAAGAGTTAAAACCAAATTAAAACATTTGATATGATTAATTTTCCAAAATCATTTTGGGCAATCGCAGAACAGATAGGACAGGCAAGAAGTGTTGTCAATCAAAAGATATTAGAAAACAATCCAAGGTTTGACAGAGGAGAAAAAAACAATCATGTTGATACGATTGGAATATTGGGTGAGTTAATCGTAATGGATTATTTAACTCGTAAAGATCAAAAATTTGAAATGGCAAAACTTTTAGATTTCTATCCATCTAAAAATCCCGACTTTGTTATTCGCAAAAAAAGGATAGACGTTAAAGCAAGTAAACGATCACATTATAAAGATTTATTGGTTAATGAAGAGGCTCATAAAAAAGGAGCAGGAAAAATTGATTTATATTGGTTTGTGGAGATTATTGATCAAGAAAGTTGTAATTTTTATTTTACTGATTACAATAATGTAAGTGGATGGGATTGCAAACTAATGAAATACACAAGAGCATATTACAGGAATATAAATGATTTAAAATGAAACTAGGAGATTTAATATATTACTTTACCAAGTACACAGGCATCAAAGCGGTTGTGGATTTTTTTAGTGAAAAAACAGGAGTTGATTGCGGATGTGATGATAGAAGAAAAAAGTTAAACAACATGAAAGGAATAAGAAGATGGTAAAGAAAGATTTAAAGATTTGGAGCAAATTCAGAGAAGGTAAAAAATCAACGATCACCCACAAAGAATATGAGATGATTTGTGATTTTCATGCAAACTATTTAGATCATCCTTTAGAAAAACCTTGCAAATGCTCACCCAAAAGAATCAATCAAATGATTTTTGATTTAAATAAAATTTGGGAAGATTCTCAGTAACCTATTGCATTATTAAATTTTTTGTTTATATTTACAATATTATTAATCAAAACAGAACAGATATGAAAATAGGAAGTGATAAAGAATATGCCTTAAGAGGCTACACCATAGAAAGCCTTTTGGAGTTGGCTTATAGATTAGGAAGAAATAGTGCATCATCAGAAATTGATGTTAAGGATATGTTGAAATGTGCTGAGAAGGTTCTTGAAAGAACTTCAGCCTATGAACTTATAGAGGCATGAGCAACTCAAAACTATTAAGAGAGCGTAAAAAAATTGATAACTTATATGTTATTGAATGCCCAACCTGTGGAAATTATGCAGCATCCTCGGATGTTTTGCAATCACTTCCCGATTGGATTGTTTGTAAAGAATGTTATCCCACTAAATTATTGAACGATGTCATACGAATGGATTATAGAAGAAGACACACAAGAATGGGACGTAGAACAAGCCTATAATAAATACTTAAAAGCAAAAAAGTCAACAGGAGACTACATAGAATACAACAAGTGGTTTGACTATTGGCTAGATTATTTACAAATCAGACACAGATATGATACTACTAGTAGATGCGGATAGTTTAATTTTTGCAAGTTGCTACTGTCCAAAAGAGGATGTTGACACATTCTATACAGATTTAGATGATGTCATTCATAAGTTCGATGAGGCATTTCAAAAGATAGTAAATGATCTAACTGATATGTACAACGTAACAGAGGTGTTCACCTTTAATAACTCAAAAGGGAACTTCAGAAAGATGATTACCCCCAAATACAAAGCAAATAGGATAGGGCAACAGAAACCTCCACTACTATCTGAGATTCATAATTATGTTACTGAAACTTATGATGGAATTTATGGATATGGTGTTGAGACTGATGATATGGTTGCTGCTTATTGGCAAACCCTATCAGAGAAATTTGGTAGGGATCATGTGATGATAGTAAGCATTGACAAAGATTACTTACAATTCCCGGCATTGATTTATAAGTACAATCGAAAAGAAGTTTTAGATGTGTCTAAATTTGATGCTTTAAAAAACTTTTATACTCAAATGATCATTGGAGATTCAGCAGATAATGTGAACTACTTCAAGGGCAAAGGCATCAAGTTTGCAGAGAAGTATTACAAGGACTGTGACACAAAATATCAGTTCACTAAGATGTTATACCTTTTGTTTAAGGAACGTTATAAGAGTAAAGCAAGGGAGAAATACATAGAGTGCTACAACCTATTAAAACTTAGAACAGAATGAATATATTAAGCCTGTTCGATGGAATGAGTTGTGGACAACAAGCACTAGAAAGAAGCGGTGTCTGGGTAGATAATTATTTTGCATCTGAAATAGACAAGTATGCTATAAAAGTAACACAAGTCAATTATCCAAGGACAAAACAACTGGGTAGCGTTATTGATGTAGATGGATATTCATTGCCTAATATAGATTTACTTTTAGGTGGTTCACCTTGTCAATCGTTTTCTTTTGCAGGTAAACGCAAAGGAATGTCAACCAAAGATGAACAAGAGATTCTAACACTAGATCATTATTTAGAATTAAAATCAGAAGGTTTTGAATTTGAAGGACAATCATATTTGTTTTGGGAATACATGAGATTACTTAAAGAGGTAAATCCAAAGTATTTTCTACTTGAGAATGTAATGATGGGAGAGAAATGGGAAAAGATTTTATCAAAAGCAATAGGAGTAAATCCAATACAAATAAACTCATCATTAGTTTCAGCACAAAGCAGAAGAAGATTGTATTGGACAAATATTGGAATGATTCCCGGAGGATTGTTTGGTGATTTACAAAGCATAATACAACAACCTAAAGACAAAGGTATTTTACTTAAAGATATTATTGAAGAAGATGTTGATTATAAGTATTACTTAAAAGATGATTCATTTGTTTTTGATAGGATAAAAAATGATCATCCATTTACTCCAAGAATACCAAAAGTAAATGAAAAATCTAATTGTTTAATGATTGGAGGTAGTGGGTGTAATGATTTAATTAATAACTCAAAAATTAGAAGATTAACCCCAGTAGAATGCGAACGATTACAAACGGTAAAAGAAAACTACACTAATTTTGTTTCTGACACACAAAGACATAAGATGTTAGGCAATGGTTGGACAGTAGATGTAATATCACATATTTTAAACTACATGAAATGAATTTAAAAGAGCAATTAAGCGAAAAGATAAAGACAAGGGATGAGAGAAGAAAAGCCATCCTTGATCCAAACATAGATCAAATCAAAATAGTTGGATTAACCAAAGGGTTAAGAGTTTTGGAAAAAGAAATAAATGGTTTAATTAAACAGATAGAAAATGAAGAAGGTTAAACAAATAGCAAGTGCTTTATTTATAGTTATGGCAAGTATATTGATTTTAATAATTGGTAATTTTATAGACTTACACAAACCACATGAAAGATAATATAGTAGAAAGCGTTTTAGAGAAGTTTAAACAACGCTCAGAGGAAGGAATTAAGAAATACGGTGTAACTATGGATAGAAAAGATTTGAATGGCTTAGAATGGCTGACACATCTTCAAGAAGAATTGATGGATGCTACGTTATATATAGAGAAGTTAAAGAAAGAATTATGACAGATAGAGAAAAAAATGCAAGTGATCAAGCACAAAAGTTAATCAGCAGATACATCAGCGAATGTGGTGTTGATGAGGACTCTGCAAAAAAAGGAGTTTTAATCCTTATAGATGAGATATTTAAATGGGGGTTACCTTATAGGTATCAAATAGAATTTTGGACAGAAGTAAAAAGATATTTAAAATGACTGCACAGGAAATTAGCGATAAGATAATAAAGAAAACAGGAGTTAATGTTTTTGAAGACACAAGGAGGAAGGAAGTGATTCATTACCGTTCACTACTCATTTACCTTCTTAGAGAAAAGATGAATCTTAGATGGATGAACATAGCGTTATTCTTTAAGGCAAATGACAAGAATATAACACACGCAACTGTCATACATTCACATCATTATTACAAGGTGTACAAGGATGAAAATCCTAAACTTGAGGAGTTAGAAAAACAATTTAACTTTACACCTGTCGATCTTGACACACTAGATAAAATACATATGCTAGAAAATAAGGTTAAAAATTTAAAAAAAGTAATTCAGAGATATGAAAAAGTTGATTAAAAAAATAGGTGAATACATAATAGATTATTTCACAGATACTGATTCCAATAAATTAGAAATTAGTATTCCCAAAAACTTCAAGACAAAGAAGGAGCAGAATTTCTTTATCAGAAGAACAAAGGATTTTATAATAGAAAACACAGAAGTTGGATAATGGAAGATTTTGATAAGGATTATAAGGATGGAAATAATATTGAAAAAGTAGTATTAAATCGGATATTAAAAAAGCATTCAAAAGCCTATATCAAAGAAGGATTATTTAAAGGTTGGGATATACACATCCCCGAAATCGATAAAACAGTAGAAGTTAAGTTTGATCGTGTTGCTGAGAAAGGAAAAAACATCTTAATCGAAATTGAATCAAATAATGAACCATCGGGAATGTCAACATCAAAGGCTGACTTTTGGGTAATATATGATAACATTGAATTTTATTGGTTTAAGACAGAGCAGATAAGAAAGTGTATCTATGAGAACAAATTAGATTGGAGGGAATATAGAGCCAAGCAAGATAAGAAGTTAAAAAAGGCTTACATGATAAATAAAGAATTACTTTTAAAATACAAATTGAATAAACAAAAATAAATCTATGGATGGCAGACAAAAAAACGGAGGAGCAAGAGAGGGAGCAGGACGCCCTAAAAAGGCAGATGAAGAAAAGTTAATAGAAAAACTAGATGCATTAATTGATTCGGATAAGGTAGTAATGAAGTTAGGTGAGATGTGTCTTAAAGGAGATTCAAGAGCATTGACGCTTTACTTCAATTACAGATACGGAAAACCAAAAGAGAAGATAGATATATCTGCAACTGAAGGTTTAAATGTTAATTTTAAGGATTTAATTCAGTTTAGTGATTAAGGTTAATCCGAAGTATTCACCAATATCAAAATCTAATTCTAGGTATTTTATAGTAACAGGTGGAAGAGGTAGTGGTAAATCCTTTTCCATTAACTTGATGTTGTGCCTTTTAACTTATGAGAAAGGACACGTTATCCTTTTCAGTAGATATACCTTAACATCTGCTTATGTGTCTATCATTCCCGAATTTATAGAGAAGTTGGAACTGCTTAATATCTTTGATCATTTCCAAATCACAAAGGATGAAATACAGAATAGAATATCGGGTAGCAAGATTATCTTCAAGGGAATTAAAACCTCTTCGGGTGATCAAACGGCAAATCTAAAGTCACTTCAAGGTGTCACTACATTTGTACTAGATGAGGCTGAAGAACTAACCAACGAGGACACATTCGATAAAATAGATTTATCTGTACGTTCTCAGATTCAAACGAATAGGATTATCTTGATTCTAAACCCAACAACAAAAGAACATTGGATTTACCAAAGGTTCTTCCAAGACAAAGGAATACAAGAGGGGGTAAACACTAGTAAAGAGGATGTGACATATATTCACACAACCTACCTTGACAACATTCAAAACCTTTCAGAAAGTTACCTATCCCAAATACAAAATATTAGGGTAAGACGTCCAAATAAATACAAGCATCAAATACTAGGAGGATGGTTAGATAAAGCCGAAGGTGTAATTTTCGATAATTGGAAAATAGGAGAATTTAAAAAGATAGGGGTTTCTGTGTTTGGACAAGACTATGGATTTGCATCAGATGAATCCACGCTGATTGAAACCAACATTGACACAACAAATAAAATTATCTATCTAAGGGAATGTTTTTATATCAAACATCTAACCACATCAGAGATTGCAGAACTTAATTTAAAACACGCAGGTGATGCTTTAATAATAGGGGATAGTGCAGAACCTAGATTGATTAATGAACTTAAATCTAAGGGAAGTAAAATAGTTGCATCTGTCAAAGGACAAGGTTCTATTACCTATGGAATATCCTTGATTCAAGATTATGATTTAATAGTATCTGAAGATTCGGTTAATCTGATTAAAGAATTGAATAACTATTGTTGGTTAGAAAAAAAGTCAAAAACGCCCCAAGATTCCCACAATCACCTTTTAGATGCACTTAGGTACTCGGTTACCTATCAATTACAAAATCCAAATAGGGGAAAATATCATGTTAGATAATAAAGTTTTTGTTTTATAAGTTTATTAGTGTATCTTGCATATAAGATTAACAAACAAACAAAATGGAAAATTCAAATCAAGCACAACTCAAGTACTTAAAAGAAAAATTTATTGATTTAGGTATTTATAATCAACAGAAAAAAAGGTTTTATTCTAAAAGTGTAACTGTGTTGTGGTGCATATATGAAACTTATTTTGGATTTGATCAAACATCTAAGGAGATTAGAAAATTTAGATAAATTCAATGGGGGGTAACTCCCCCTTTTAACCACAAACAAAATGAAAGACTTATTTACAGATCAAGAACTAGAAGAACTGCTGAAGGATTTAAAACCCATAGACATTCACATGGGTGATTCAGAGATTCACACAGAAGAAATTACTTGGAGTGTGGGATGCATTGATGTTTATGCTGACATTATTTGTGTTAGGAAAACCATTAGCGATCCCGACACATACGAAGAATACGGATATATGAGAACTGATGATGGTGTTTACGAATATATTTTTGATATTGATGAAATGGCTATATATTGCGATGATGAAGATTGCTCAACCTACGAACAAGAATTAAGAGTTGTCATCCCTAAAATTAAATCTTTAATATCAATAGCATGAACAAGATACAGAACACACATGATGCGGAATATTGGAATAATGCACACCTTTGTTCCGAGGTAGTTAAAAAATGGAATAAGATCAAACCCGAAAACGAAGAAATCAAAGCAGTAATGAAAGCACTTGGAGAGATGTCTTTTTATGTTGCTAGGTTGCATCACGATGCACAAGCAAGGGATAAGGTTTTACAAGAGTACAAATTAGAAAGAAACAAATGGTGTAAAAGAGCAATGGATGCAAAACGTAGATATGACAACGTAAAGAAGTTAGAAGGCATTTAAAACTTTTGTTTAGTTGGTTAATTGGGGTAGTCAGAAATGGCTGCCCTTTTTTTGTGTTTAAAAATCACTTGGTTTTTGCGTTATATAATTATGAAAGCAACAGTAATTGTACCAAACCTGTCAGAGATTACTTTAGAACAGTATCAAAGATTCTTGAAAGTTCAGCAAATCAACAAGGATGATGAGTATATCATTAAGTTGAAAATGATTGAAATCTTTTGCAACGTAGATTTTAAGGATGCAAGGAATATCAAATTTACAGATGTCGAAAGGATCATTGAGAAGTTAACAGAAGCCTTTCATGAGAAACCTAATCTGATCAAAACATTCAAAATGGATGGGGTTGAATATGGGTTTATTCCTTCGATGGAAGAAATGACATTTGGGGAATATATTGATGTTGACACATATCTCCCACAGGATAATGAAATGCACCTTGCAATGAATGTGTTGTACCGTCCTATTAAAAGCAAGAAAGCAGGTAAATATTCTATTGAAGATTATGACATAAACACAAAGGAAAGGATGAAACAAATGCCTTTGAACGTGATGTTATCAGCCACTTTTTTTTTGCAAAATTTAGGCTTGGAGTTACTGAGCGTTACGAGCAATTATTTACAGGAGGAAATGGGGAAACAACAACTCTCTCCGCAGGATTTGGAAAAAAATGGGGATGGTATTCAAGCATCTATGCACTCGCTCAAGGAGATATTGAAAGATTTGAAGGTATCACTTCCCTTGAATTAGATCAATGTTTAACGATGCTCACATTCATGAAGGAGAAAAACGAAGTGGAAGCACAACAAATAAAAAATAAACAAAGAAGATGAGCCAAGGAATCAGAGGTTTTTATCAAGTAACTAAGACACTAGAAGATCAATTACTTCTAGATGTAAACTGCAAGACTGTTACAACAGGTGACATATCAAATGTCAATTTGAACAAGCAGGATATCTTCCCCTTGTCGCATATCTTAATAAATAGTGTGACACAAAGTGATGACAATGGAAGTGGTTTATACACCTTTAACATTAGCATCCTTTCAATGGATATTGTAGATCAAAGCAAAGAACCAACCACAGATATTTTCAGAGGCAACGACAACACACAAGACATTCTAAACACACAAATGTCTGTAAGCAACAAGGTAATCCAATTAATGCGAGGAGGCACTTTGTTTCAGAATATGTACCAAGTAAGAGGAGATGCTACATTTGAATTTTTTACAGAAAGGTTTGAGAACGAATTAGCAGGAGTAACGGCAACTTTCAACCTAACCATCTACAACGATATATACATTTGTTAATGGATTATCTAGAATTAAATAAAGCATTAAATGGTTTTGGCAAATATGTCATTCAACAATCAAGATCAAACTTGACAAAGGGAAAAAAGAACTCTACAAGTGATTTGTACAATTCTTTAAAGTATGACATAACCGAAGAACAAGGTAATTTTCTTTTAGATTTTCTGATGGAAGATTATGGTGATTTTGTAGATCAAGGTGTAAGGGGTGCAGGTAGTAGTTCAAATAATAGAACATCACCATTTAAGTTTGGTAGTGGTACAGGAAAAAAAGGAGGCTTAACCAAAGGCATTGAAAAATGGATTAAACAAAAACCCATTAAACAATGGAAGGATAAAAAGACAGGCAAATTCCTATCTTATAAATCAATGAAATTCTTGATTGCTAGGAGTATATACAACAAGGGAACTAAACCAAGTCTGTTCTTCACAAAGCCTTTCTACTCTGCTTTTAAACGCTTACCTATTGAGATAGTAAAGGCATTTAAATTAGACATTGAAAAAGCAATAGTTCTAGGAACTAAAAGATAATTATGGCAAATATATTAGTAAGATCACCAAGGTTTGAAACCTTCACAATGGGAGGATCACAAAACAGTATAAAACTAGAACTGTACATAGGAGGAGTTTTAAGATATACAATTATTAAAAATGCTGCACCTAGTAGTTTTGTTACTTTTGAAATTGCTGAATTAATCAGAGATTATATCTCTCAAACATTCACAGGAGGACAAACACAACCTGTAACAGTATCAACTGCATCTTCAAATGTGAAACAATACACAGGGCAAAATGGAACAGGAACTGAGGGATCACCAACTGCAATTACTCATACTGCTTTCAATGGCTATGGAACATTTATGGAAGGAGCAAACCCTACACTAGCATCCAATTCTATTTGGTTGATATCTAAGGATGTAATTAAAGATGGATATTATATTTATGCACCTATTGGTTCTTCGGGTTGGATTTCTCAAATAACCACAGGAGGAACAGCCACACAAGCAGGGTTTAATTCAGCAACTACATCATTAACAGTAGGCACAACAGATGTTAACATTGTTAGAATAGATTGCACCAAATACGGAGATGGTAAAAAAATTACATTCGTAAATAAGTTTGGAGCGTTACAAGATTTGTGGTTCTCTTTAAAAAGTGTGAAAGCAACAGAATCATCAAGGGAAACATATAACTCAAATACAATAAGTACATCAAGCGGATCGGCTACATACTCAGTAAACGCACCAACCAAAAGTGTATTTAATAAAACTGCAAAGCAAAAAATAACATTAAGTAGTGGGTATTATCCCGAAGGTGCTAATCCTTATTTTGAGGAATTGCTTTTATCTGATCAAGTATGGTTGACACAACCCGATCCCTACGATCCCTCCACAGAGCAAGTTGTTCCTGTGATTATTACAACATCTTCATTCACATATAAGACTAGCCTAAACGATAGGTTGATTGATTATGTCATGGAATTTGAAATGGCATTTGATTACATAAATAATGTTAGATAATGCAGAAGATTCAATTATACATAGGAAGTGAAAGGTTAGAACTTTTTAAGGATGAAACTGTATCTATTACTCAGAGCATCCAAAACATAAAAGACATTTCTAAAATCTTTACAGAATTTACTCAGAGTTTCACAGTACCTGCATCTCCTACTAACAACAAAATATTTACACATTACTACAACTATAATATTGTAGGAGGATTTGATGCAAGAAGAAAAGCAGCAGCATCTATTGAGTTAAACTATCTGCCTTGGAAGAATGGATTTATAGCATTAAATGGAGTTGATTTAAAGAACAATAAACCACACGCATATAGAATCACCTTCTACGGAGAAACAGTTAATTTAAAAGACATTTTAGGGGAGGATATGCTTTCGAGCGTATCAACATTATCTGTTGACAATTTAGATTATGATCCATTCACAGTAAAAACAAAACTACAAGTTGATCCAACAACAACAGACATTATTGCTCCATTAATTACACACACTAAAAGATTATATTATAATAATTCTTCTAGTGCAGCAGGAGATGGTAATTTATATTATA